CTTGAGACATTGGCGCGAGTCGAGGTTCTCGATGATGACCCTTTGGAGTAACGCGGGAGTCCTTCACCTATCTCGTAGCGAGACTATCGCTTGAGACAGGACTCTCGCCACAGACTTTAATTGAACTAGATCACACAATGTTCAGGACTTTATTACAAGCCCTGAAGGACAGAGCAAAGGAGCAGAGCGATGCCAGTCGAGTTAAAAGGCGCTGATAAACTTCGCAAAGCCCTAAAAGAGTTTGAGCCTGATCTAGCAAAGAAAACAACTAAAGAGATGGCAGCCGCGTTAAAGCCAATTACTAACAGAGCGCGTGGCTACTTGCCATCTAATACTGCAATGCTATCGGGCTGGACTTCAGCTAGTTCATCGAGCGAGACTACTAAGTATCGTGAGTTCCCTAAATATGATCAAGGCGAAGCCAAGCGTGGAGTCAAGTACTCAACACGCCCATCTAAACCTAATCAGCGTGGCTTCGTGTCTCTGGCTCGCATCGTCAACACTTCCGCCGGTGGAGCGATCTACGAAACAGCAGGGCGCAAAAACCCTAACGGACAAGAACGCGGTGGCAGAACACTTGGTTACAGCGGTGGCCGCTTTGGCGTTGGTGCGATCACAGAAGTCTGGGCTTCTGGCAAAGATATTAACAAGTCACTCAACCCAAATGCTGGAAAGCAGTTTATTGCTAGAGCAAACGCAACTGGTCAACTGGTCAACGCTCGACCACGCCAGCAAGGCCAGCGAGGCCGCGTATCTCGCAAGATGACAGGCCGCGTGATCTTTAGAGCATTCTCAGAGGATCAGGGCAAAGTAACGGCAGCAGTAGTAAAAGCGATCGGCAGTTCTGCCATCGAGTTTAAAGCAAAGACTAAGGTGAAGTAATGGCTGATCTAAAGATAGATATTGCTTCGGTATTTTCTGGCAAGAAAGCCTTTCAAGATGCCGCTAAGTCCACTATCAACCTTAACTCTCAGGTTAAGAACCTTGCTAAATCTTACCTAGGGCTATTCACAGCGCAGCAACTAGCACGCCGCAGCTTCGATGCTGCCAAAGCCTTTGCGGCCGATGACAAAGCGGCCAAAGTATTAACACAGTCTTTAAACAACTTAGGCTTAGCCTTTGCAGATCCTTCAGTCCGTAACTTTATTGCTGATCTTGAGAAGCAGTTTGGTGTCCTCGATGATCAACTTCGCCCGGCATTCCAGCGCTTATTAACCACAACTGGATCAGTTACTAAAGCGCAGTCTTTGCTACGCACGGCACTTGATCTTTCAGCGGCCAGCGGGGCTGATGTGGTCTCAGTAGCAGGCGATCTTTCAAAGGGCTTCGTGGGGCAGACACGCGCCCTTGCTAAATATGGCATTGGTTTAACTCAAGCAGAACTCAAGGCTATGTCCTTTGAGGAAGTTCAAACACGCATCAACGATCTATTCGGCGGTCAAGCAACGGTTGCAGTTGATACTTATGCAGGAGCGCTACAGCGCCTATCAGTAGCGGGCAATAACGCTAAAGAAATAATTGGTGGTGGCTTACTTGATGCACTCGCAGCCCTTGGAGGCGGTGGAGAAGGTGGACTTACTAACACACTCAACCTCATTGAAAAGACTTCAACTGCCCTTGCTACCTTTGTGCGCCGTTTTGGCGTTGGAGTTGGTCAGTTAGCAGCCTTAGCGCGTGGAGACTTGCAGGCCTTTAGAACCATAGGCGAGACCGAGATGAACCGCGGTCGAGATATGTCTGGTATTACTCCAGCGATCAGAGCAGAATTAACTAAGGCAGCAGCCGACAAGGCAGCAAAAAAGAACCGCGATGCACTGCTTAAGACAACTAAAGAACAGACCAAGGCGATCAAAGAGCAGACAGCGTTGCAAAAGGCTGGCACTTTATTTGATATCCAGCAGACTCAAATCATCGCTGCACTCAAGGGCGATATCTCAGCTGAGGAACGCAAGCGCCTAGAACTGCAACTGGCTATCTTGACCGGCAATACTTCAGAGGCTTCAAAACTTGCTGGAGAACTAGCCAAATCACAAGGACTGTCACAGCAACTAGCTGCTTACCTAGCAAGCCTTCCAGATGCTAAGAACCCATTCACAGCATGGAAGTCTTATCTTGACATGATCGAGGCGCAGGTTGCTCGTATTTCTAATCCGACTGTTGCCCCTGTTGTATCTATGGCTTCAGGTTATGGCGTAACTGGTCAGCAATACTCATTGCCGCAAGGATCAACCCAAACAAGCGCAGCAGGCGTTGAGTTCACAGTCAATGTAAATGCTGGCTCAATAATTGCTCAGGAAAGTTTGCAAGATGTTCTTCGAGATACTCTGCTCGATGCTTCACTTTCGGCTAAGTTCGCTTCGATCTTCCGTCAAGGCGGTTCATTCGGGCCATGACACTCCCTGCACAGATAGCCGTATCTTTCGACTTTACTTCTGGCGCTACCTTCGGCTTCCCTTTTACCATTGGTGATCCTAAGTACGGCAAGTTAGGCACAGGCACATTAGCTGCAACAACTACTCCAGAACCTACAGTTGATCTGACTCCAGATGTTCGCTCGATCAGCATTCGCCGAGGTCGCAACATCATGCGCGATACCTTCGAAGCTGGTAGCGCAACAGTTCGAGTCCTAGATCCTAATTCTTACTTCAACCCGCAAAACACTTCTAGCCCTTACTACGGCTTCTTGACTCCACTACGCAAGTTGCGCATTTCAGCAACAGTAGGCGGAGTTGGTTACTTCTTATTCTCAGGCTATACGACAGACTATAAATACACCTATCCTCAAAACCAAGAGACAGGTTATGTCGATATCATCTGCTCTGATGCTTTTAGACTTATGCAGCAGGCTGGGATTACAACAGTTGCAAGCGCAACCGCCGGGCAGGACACAGGAACACGCATAGGCAAGATCCTAGATCAAGTCTCATGGCCAGCATCTATGCGCACTATCGACACAGGAAATACAACCTGCATCGCTGATCCTGCTACTAGCCGCACAGCGCTTGATGCGCTAAAGAACGCAGAGTTCTCAGAGCAGGGCGCATTCTTTATTAACCATGAAGGCACAGCAGTATTCTTAAACCGTACCAATGTGATCAAGAAGGCTGGCGATACTCCGATCGAGTTCAACCAGACAACAGGTATCCCTTACACAAACCTTACCTTCGCCTTTGATGATAAGTTGATTATTAACAGCGCTGGCATGACTCGCGTAGGCGGCACTCAGCAAGTCTCAGAGGACTCAGCCTCGATCGCCAAATACTTCCCGCATCAATTAAACGAAAATAACCTGGTGGCGCAGACAGATGCAGACACTCTAAACATAGCCAAGATCTATGTCGCCACGCGTAAAGAAACCACTATCAGAATTGACCAGATGACCGTGGATCTTCTAGACCCAGATGTACCGACTGCGACAATGTTGGACTTGGATTACTTCCAACAATTAAAGATTACGAATGTTCAGCCAGACGGCTCAACGATCGTTAAGACACTACAGGCTCTAGGTCTTGCATGGGATATCACGCCGAACTCCATGAAAGTCACAGTTACAACTCTCGAACCTATCGTCGAGGGCTTCATCATCGGAAGCGATGTATCAGGTATAATCGGCACTAGCATAATGGCGTATTAGGAGATATAAATGGCAACAGGTTTTCCAGCAGCAACAGGCGATGTTCTAAGCGCGGCTATGTTCAATGGACTCGTAACCTTTACGGTAGATGCGGCTAACACAGCCGACTACACAGCAGTCCTTAACGACAGTTATCAAGCGCTTGATCTCATGAACAAGGCAACAGCGATCGCCTATAAGATCCCTACTAATGCTTCCGTAGCGTTCCCAGTAGGCACAGTTCTTACAGTCCTCAACATCGGCGCAGGTACTTGCACTATCTCAGCGGTAACACCCGGCACAACCACAGTCCTTTCAGCAGGCGCAACAGCAGCCAGCCCAACCCTTGCTCAATATAAGTCAGCAGCTTGCATCAAGACCGCAACTGATACTTGGTATGTTGTGGGTGCAATAGCCTAATGATCGCTAACACTATTGTTGGAGTCTTTGGTTTACCTTCTGCTCCAGCACCTTCCACCGCGGATTATTTAGTTGTTGCTGGTGGCGGCGGTGGTGGTGCAAATAACCCTAGCGGCGCTTCTGGCGGTGGCGGCGGAGCAGGTGGGTATCGCACTGGTAGTTCATTCTCGCTTGGATCATCTTTTACAGTAACTATCGGCGCAGGTGGTTCTAGTGGAACATCTGGTTCAAGTTCTGTTTTTTCATCTATAACTTCAGCTGGTGGTGGTGCTGGCTCAACTGGTTCAACTGCTGCACAAAACGGCGGTTCTGGTGGTGGTACTAGCGGCTTTAACGGTGGTGGAACTGCTGGTTCTGGTAATACTCCTTCAACTTCTCCAGCGCAAGGAACTAATGGCGGAACTGAAGCCAACCGCGGAGCAGGTGGCGGTGGTGGTGCAACTGTTGCTGGTGGCAACGGTACTTATGCTGCTGGTGTCGGTAACGGCGGTTCTGGTGGAACAGGTGGAACTTCAAGTATTTCAGGTTCTTCAGTTGTTTACGCAGGAGGTGGCGGCGGCGGTGCTTACGGCTCAGGTCTAGTTGGAGCAGCAGGTTCAGGCGGCGGTGGTGCTGGTGGTACAACAGCGGCTTCAGGCGCTAACGGAACTGCCAACCGCGGTGGCGGCGGTGGAGGCGGCGGAAATACCGGCGGCTCATCAAACGGCGGTTCAGGTATTGTAATTATCAGTTATCCAGCAACTTTTAGACCATTGGCCTCTATCGGTGGTGGATTAACTTATTCATCTACAACTTCTGGCGGAAATCTTATTTACACATTTACAGCAGGAACAGGAACGGTAACCGTCTAATGGCTCACTATGCGTTCTTAGATAATAACTCGATCGTTACTGAAGTTATTGTTGGTAAAGACGAAGCCGAACTAATTGACGGCTTAGATCCTGAAACTTGGTACGGTAATTTTAAAGGGCAAGTATGCAAGCGCACTTCATATAATGGCAAAATCCGCTATAACTATGCTGGTGTTGGCTTTACCTATGATCCTATTGACAATGCCTTTATTGCTCCAATGCCTTGCGATCATTCTGAATTAACTCTTAATGATCAAAAGCAATGGGAATGTTCAAGTTTAGATCATGCGGTTACTTTCGATGAAGCCTAAATTATGCAAAGCCGGGCAACAACTTCGTGAACAGTTCGACGACTGCTTCAGCGATCGTGATCGCACCTCGGACGGTTGGATCGGCGATAGTCGCCACTCAGCTCGTAAGTCTGATCATAATCCAGATGAGTCGGGCTGGGTTCGTGCCATTGACATTGACCGCGATCTATCAGGAAAAGCCAAGCCAGACATCATGCCCGATGTGGCAGATCAACTTCGCATCTTGGCCAAGTCTGATAAGCGCATCTCATATCTCATCTTCGAGGGCAAAATTGCAAGCGCCAAAAGCGCTTGGCGCTGGAGAACTTATACTGGGGTTAACAAGCATAGGCATCATCTCCATATCTCGTTTAGCGTCAAGGGCGATAACGACGGTTCGTTCTTTAATATCCCGACTCTAGGAGGAACAGTATGAACATGAAGAACCCTTATATCCTTACAGCAGGTGCATTCTTATCTGCTTGGGCTGCATCGAACTTCGCAGCAGATTACCGCTCTATTCTCTGGGCTGTACTAGCTGGAGTCTTTGGATATGCGACACCTAAACGATGACACCAACGGACTACTTAAATCTTTATATTGCCACTCTTGCGATAGTGGGTGGATTAGCGGGTTATGTGATCACTCACTTGCTGTCGGAGATCAAGCGACTTAATGGGCGTGTCGATGAGATCTACAACATACTTTTAGAGCGACAATAATCCTATGGCTCGCAAGAAGGCTATCGACTTAGAGGCTTACTCTATGCTCGATCAGTACTGCATCGGGCTAAATGAATACTATAAATCGCTTAGACGAGCAGGGTTCTCAACTGAAATGGCTCTGGCTATATTGCTTGAGCCTTTAACTTATCCGGCAACTATCTTGCCAACACCTAACTGGCTTCCACAACTTCCCGACTCGATCCCTTATGACGATGACGATGAGGATTAACAATGAAAAGAACTGTAATCGTTCCAGATCTACAGGTTCCCTATCACGATGAAGTTGCTGTCCGCAATGTTGCATCTTTTATTAAGGCATACCGCCCAGATAGCGTGGTTACTTTGGGAGACGAAATCGATCTCCCGCAGATCAGCCGCTGGTCAGACGGAACACCGGGCTGGTACGAACAGACACTAGCTGAGGACAGAGATCTTGCAGTTGAAGTTCTCTGGTCGCTAGTCGAGCATTCTAAAGAGGCTCACATGATCCGTTCTAATCACACAGATCGTCTTTACAATGTGATCATGAAAAAAATCCCTGCATTCTTAGCATTGCCAGAACTTAAGTTCGAGCGCTTCATGCGCCTAGACGAACTGGGAATTACCTACCATAAGAAGCCTTACGCCTTTGCTAAGGGCTGGGTAGCAGTTCATGGAGACGAACAAGGCATAAACCCTAACGCGGGTCTTACAGCCCTTGGAGCGGCTCGTAGGCACGGTTTAAGCGTGGTCTGCGGTCACACTCACAGAGCGGGCGTATCAGCCTTTACAGAGGCTTCTGGGGGCAAGATAGGCCGTATCCTGCGTGGCGTAGAAGGCGGGCATCTTATGGATATTCGTAAGGCTGGCTATACCAAGGGAACTATGAACTGGCAGCAAGCCTTTATTATCGTTGAAGATAGTCAAGTAACCCTGGTCAACATTGAAAAGGACGGCACATTCGTGGTTGCTGGTAGGCGTTATGGACGATCTAGATAACGATATAAAGCGCACGATCGATGATGCTATGGACGACGGAGAATTGTTACCGTTTCGTTATCAACACACCGTCAGATAGTCAGTTATTTATGCAACACTTATGCCAAGAAGGTGCGAAGGGCGCACTAGAAGGGCAGTAAATGAACGCAGATATAGCAATTACTTTATCGCTAGCGCTGGGAATGCTGATCGGCTTTAGCATTGGTTATGGTCGAGGCTATGAACACGGCAAGATTAAAGGTCGCATTGCAGCTCGTAAGATCGCTCGTCAGTTAGAGCAGGTGGGTCGATGAATGCCAGAGATTACCTTAACGAAGCCAGAGCAACTATCCAAGACCGGGGAATTGACTACGGTCACCCAAGCGACAATATGGCGCGAACTGCTGCCCTCTGGTCGAGTTATCTGGAGATGCCAGTTACTGACTATCAAGTCGCAATGTGTATGGCGCTCGTCAAAATAGCCCGAAGCATGGAGACTGCAAAGACAGACACTTATGTCGATCTAGCCGCTTATGTGGCCATTGCTGGCCAACTACACACAGAGGAGAACGATCTCTATGTTTAATCTTGAAGATTACGAGACAGTCGAAGAACGCCTATTAAAGTTCTGGAAGGATTATCCTGATGCGAGAATATCTACTGAGATCATCGAGCATACTTTGCAGCGGTTTATTGTTAAGGCTTCTATCTATCGAACTGAGGCTGATGCACATGCTTGGTCGACTGGCTTTGCAGAGGAAACCGTATCCACTCGCGGAGTCAATTCTACGAGCGCACTTGAGAACTGCGAGACTAGTGCGCTTGGTCGGGCATTGGCTAACGCAGGCTATGCAACGAAAGGCAAACGCCCTAGCCGCGAAGAAATGGCTAAAGTCAAGGCGGCAGAGCCTAAACCGTTTGCAGAGAAATTAGCAGACAAGATCACAATGCCGGTCGAGGACGATCCTTGGTCAACTAAGGCAGTAGAAGCTGCTCCGTCTAGCGCTGATGCAATAGCCCTGGTGCAAGATGTTCTTGGTGCAGTAAAGATCGATAAGGACATTCCGCTATGTCGTAACTGTCATGACCATAAGCCTATGGAATGGAAAACAGGCGTAAGCGCTAAGAATAATAAACCTTGGGGCAAGTTCTCATGCTATGTCTGCCGTGATGTGATGTGGTACAACATAGCCGCTGACGGTACTTGGAAGCCTCAGGAGGCCAAAGCATGAGCAGCCTTCAATTCATGAACCAAGACGGTGAATGGGAGTCATTCCCTGATGTCGATGTAATCGAACACTATAAGAAGATCCGAGATAGCGTTCATGCTAGCGGGATTACAACTCGATGCTGTCTATGTAATCGAGAGTTTGATGTATCAGAGATCGTGATTACCGGCGGATCTCTAACGGCTGGCTTCACCTGGTCATGTCCAGACTGTCATGCAGTTACATTGGAGACTAGTGTCTCAAAGTAGAAAACACCGCGGCTTTCGCACAGAGCGAGTTGTCGCAGATTATCTGAGGCTCTGGTGGGAAGGGGCTTCAGTAGGTCGAGGTTCTGGGCGTGACATTCTCAATGTTCCGTTCGACTGCGAGGTAAAGGCGCGCACAGGACTCGACCTAGTAGGGACACTCCGCCAGATCGAGAGTCGTACTAAGAGAG